TGTCACAAGCCAAGGGAGAATTGTTTCTTTGGATATTGCAGTGAACTATTGCCACGATATGAAGTTGTTCAAAATGAGTCGCAGAAACATCGGACAAGCTGCTAAAATCTTGGCAGACAGTGGTTATCAAGGGATCATGAAGATGTATTCACAAGCGCAAACTCCGAGGAAATCAAGCAAACTTAAGCCACTAACTCTTGAAGATAAAACCTATAACCATACGCTATCCAAAGAGAGAATCAAGGTTGAGAATATTTTTGCCAAAGTAAAAACGTTTAAATATTTTCAACAACCTATCGAAATCGACGCGAACGGTTTGGATTACGAATGAATTTGATTGCTGGAATGATCAACCGTTAACTAGGATTTTAGTTTCGCAGGAAGTCTAATATAACTTTAAATGTTTGGAATGATAATCAGAGAGCGGTCTCTTTTTATGAAAAATTAGGTTTTAAACCTCAACAAACTCAAATGGAGGAGATACTATAATGAAAGAAACACAAGAAGAATTACGTCAGCGTATCGGACATACAGCTTATCAAGTAACCCAAAATTCAGCTACGGAACATGCTTTTACTGGGAAGTATGATGATTTTTTTGAAGAGGGGATATATGTAGATATCGTCAGTGGAGAGGTTTTATTCTCTTCTTTAGATAAATTTCAATCTGGTTGTGGTTGGCCAGCATTTTCAAAACCAATTGAGAATCGAATGGTGACAAATCATCAAGATCACTCTCATGGAATGCATCGTATTGAGGTTAGGAGTCGTCAAGCTGACTCTCATTTAGGGCATGTATTTAATGATGGACCGGTTGATGCAGGTGGCTTACGCTATTGTATCAATTCAGCTGCCTTAGATTTTATTCCTTATGACCAGATGGCAAAGAGAGGCTATGGGGACTACTTATCACTTTTTGATGAATAAGAGACGACTTAAGGGTATATCTTAAGTCGTTTTTTATGTATGGTAAAAAGAATTGGTGGCAGGTGTATTCTTCATCAGTTTATTTTCTGAAAAAAGAGTATAATATAGGTATCAAAAATGAAAACGTTTTAGAGAAGGAGACTAGAATATGGCTTCTACAAATAATGTTTCAGATACAAACACACGTTTTGCTAAAGAGGAATTAGAAGAGGTTTTCGAAGAATTAGGGACAACTCAAGGTGGTTTATCAGATGAAGAGGTTGCTGTACGTCAGAAAAAATATGGTTTAAACCTGTTATCTGAAGTAAAGCAAGAATCAATTATTTTATTGTTTCTGAAAAATTTTACTAGTCTTATGGCAATACTATTATGGGTTGGAGGATTTGTGGCTATTGTTTCTAATAGCTTAGAGCTAGGTCTTGCCATTTGGATGGTTAATGTGATTAATGGTATTTTTAGTTTCATTCAGGAATACCGTGCAAGCCAAGCAACACAAGCTCTCAAGAAAATGTTACCATCTTATTCACGTGTTCTTAGAAAAAGCTCAGAAGAAAAGGTATTATCAGAGCAACTAGTCCCAGGAGATATTGTTCTTATTGAAGAAGGAGATTGTATTTCAGCAGATGGTCGCTTGATTAAAACAACAGATTTGCAAGTAAACCAATCAGCTTTGACAGGGGAATCAAATCCTATTTATAAAGATAGCAATGTTGAAAACTACCAGTCTAAAACATTGATTGAATGTGATAATATGGTTTTCGCAGGAACGACAGTCTCCAGTGGTAGCGCAACAATGGTTGTTACGGCAATTGGAATGCAAACCCAATTTGGTCAAATCGCTGATTTAACACAAGGGATGAAATCAGAAAAAAGCCCTCTTCAAAGAGAACTTGATCGGTTGACCAAACAGATTTCTATCATTTCAATTACGGTAGGAATTATCTTTTTCTTAGCAGCGACTTTTTTTGTTAAGGAGCCAGTGTCAAAATCATTTATCTTTGCCTTGGGGCTGATCGTTGCATTTATCCCAGAAGGTTTACTACCTACCGTTACACTTTCTCTAGCTATGGCAGTCCAACGAATGGCTAAAGAACACGCACTTGTCAAAAAACTTTCTTCAGTTGAGACTCTTGGAGCAACCTCAGTTATCTGTTCTGATAAGACTGGTACATTAACGCAAAATGAAATGACCGTCAATCATTTGTGGCAAAATGGAAAGAGTTACCAAGTGACAGGACTGGGTTATGCTCCAGAAGGACAGATTCTTTTTGAAGGTGACAATATTTGCTTTGGTAATAGTGATAGAGGAGACTTAGAAAAACTTATTCGTTTTGCTCATCTCTGTAGCAACGCTCAAGTATTACCACCAAATGATGATCGTTCAACTTATACTATACTTGGAGATCCGACAGAAGCTTGTTTGAATGTTTTATTGGAAAAATCAGGGATAAACATACAAGAAAATCGTAAGTTTGCACCACGTTTGAAAGAGTTACCTTTTGATTCGGTTAGAAAACGCATGACAACTATTCATATCTTAGGAGGCGATGAAAAGGATAAAAAAATTTCAATCACAAAAGGTGCGCCGAAAGAAATACTTGATTTATCAGATTATGTCTTATCTGATGGCAAAGTTATCCCCTTAAATAAGGAAGAACGTAATAAAATACAGTTGGCTAATGATACATTTGCTAAAGATGGACTTCGCGTCTTAGCTGTTTCATACTGCGATATTGAAGGCTTTTCAAAAGAACAATGGACGCAAGAAAATTTGGAACAACACATGGTGTTTATAGGGTTGATAGCAATGAGTGATCCACCTCGTGAAGGCGTTCGTGAAGCTATTGATAAATGTCATGCAGCAAGCATTCGTATTATTATGGTGACTGGAGATTACGGATTAACGGCACTGAGTATCGCTAAAAATATTGGTATTATTCGTAACGATGATGCTAAAGTAATTTCAGGTTTAGAGTTATCAGAAATGACGGATAGCCAATTGAAAAAAGAATTGTCAGGTGAAGTCGTTTTTGCTCGTGTAGCACCAGAACAAAAATATCGAGTAGTAACGATATTACAGGAGATGGGTGAAGTAGTAGCAGTTACAGGAGACGGGGTCAATGATGCGCCTGCGCTAAAAAAATCCGATATTGGTGTAGCCATGGGTGTTACCGGTACTGATGTTGCTAAAGAATCAGCTGATATGATTCTGACAGATGATCATTTTGCTTCTATTGTACATGCCGTGGAAGAAGGGCGGGCTGTTTATCAAAACATTAAGAAATTCTTGACGTATATTTTTAATAGTAATACTCCTGAGGCGGTTCCGTCGGCATTCTTCCTTTTTTCTAAAGGTTTTATTCCTTTACCATTGACTGTAATGCAAATACTTGCTGTTGATTTGGGAACCGATATGCTTCCCGCTTTAGGTCTAGGCGTGGAACCACCAGAAACAGATGTTATGAATCGTCCTCCAAGACGGCTAACAGATCGCTTATTGGACAAAGGGCTACTTATAAAATCTTTCCTTTGGTACGGCACTATTGAATCCGTATTAGCTATGGGTGGTTTTTTCTGGGCTCATTACTTACGTTATGGTAATTTTACTTTTTTCGTCGCAAACGGCATACCGTACAGAGAAGCGACAACTATGACACTTGGAGCTATTATCTTTAGCCAGATAGGTATGGTTATGAATAGCAGAACGAGCTATCAATCTATTAAAACACTATCTATTTTTGGTAATAAATTAATTAATTTTGGTATAATAATGGAGATTTTAGCATTTTTAGTCTTAGTATACGTGCCACTATTCCATAACTTATTCAACACAGCAAGCCTAGGTTTATCACATTGGCTCTATTTAATAAGCTGCCCGTTTATCATGATAGGTTTAGATGAAGTTCGGAAATTATTCAGCAGTAGAAAGAATAAACGGTGATGTCAAATATAATAACTTATTTAAAAAATAATTCAAACTTAACTTTTGATGAATTAGCATTAAACGATGTTGACATTCTTTGTTTAAATGAATTTGGCTATATTTCTTTTGAAAAACTTATAAACACTACAGAAATGAAGTCAGTTTTAGTCTGTGAGTTATATCATGAGTACCTTCAAACTATGGCTAAATCATATAGCTTTATGTTCACGTCACAACGACATGATTTATGTCAGTTAATGATGACCTCGAAACGTTTTAAAAACTTAACTTTATCTTATTATCAAGCTGAGATTAGTTTAGAATTTGAAAAACAATTTGCAGCTATGGTTTTTACTATTCCTAATATTGATTATCATCAGGTTGTATTTCGTGGTACTGATGCCAACCTTATTGGTTGGAAAGAAGATTTTAAATTGACGTATATGAGAGAAATATCGGCTCATCGTTCAGCGATTAAATACTTAAATACAATACTGCCTTATTTTGATAAAGTAGTTCTCTCAGGTCATTCTAAGGGTGGTAATTTAGCCTTGTACGCTGCAATGTTTACAAAGCCAGATTTAAAAGCAAAAATTGATTTGATTTGGCTTATTGACTCCCCAGGACTACAAAAAACTTTGTTACCTACTACAGAGTATAAAACTACTAAACAAAAGTGCATTCGCTTACTACCAGAAGAATCTATTGTTGGTATGATGCTTTATAGTGATATAGAGCCGCTAATTATTAGTAGCAATGCGCGTGGAATTCTGCAACACGATGTTACAACTTGGGAAATTCAAGAACCAGCTATTTTAAAGACTGGAGCAGGACTATCGCTAAAAAGTATTTGTTTTGAAAAGACATTTCAACAGTGGATGGCTGAATTAAAAAGTCAAGAAAGAAAATTATTTTTTGATTTATTATTTGATAGCTTCCTATCAAGTGGCGTATCTAGTTTGGATGACTTCAACTTGGCTTCCAGAGCAAAAATGATGAAAGCTTTTCATAGCTTTAGAGAACTAGATGATGATAAAAAAAGGTTATTTAACAAATCTTTAAAATTATTAGTAACCATATTTTGGGGAGCTTATCATGATAATAGCAGAGAGACTAAGTAGCTTTCCTAGAATTGCATTAGTTTAAACATGTGCTAAATAAACTAGCAAAATAGCATACTAAAATACTACTCATATTATGCTGAGTAGTATTTTAGTGTGCTATTTGATGAAGTTATTCTAGAGTTTATGATTTTTGTTTTCAGAAATACTTTTTAGAGTATTGAAGAATTCCCTCTTATCTGAAAATTCGCTAATATGTTCCTTAATAGCTTCATCTGACCAATTCCACCACTGAGATGCATTTAATAATGTTATTTCTTCCTCTGAAAAGCGATATTTGATAATTTTAGCAGGTGTTCCAGCGACAACAGCATAGTCAGGAATGTCTTTGGTAATAACTGAACCTGCTTCAATAATTGCTCCATTACCTATTGTAACAGATGGAAGTATAGTGACATTAGTTCCTATCCAGACATCGTTGCCAATAATAACTTTTCCATTTTTCTTTTCATCTATTAAGTCCGCCCTATCCTCATTTATAAATCCCCTTGACTTATAGTAAATAAAAGGGTTAGTGGTAATGTGATCGGTTGGATGATTCATACCAGTAATAGTAACGTTCTGGGCTATTGAGCAAAATGCTCCAATTTCTTTTAAGTTAACGCCTTCGTAAAAGAATTGTTGATATCCATATGTGTACTTTCCTACCGAGAATCCATATTTAGGGTAACTGGCACCAGTACTCATATCTGTCCTCATAGGATCATTTTTAAGCTCTAAACGTTTCTCTAAATGTTTTTTTAAAATACTAGCCATAACTAGCCTCCAATCGTAGGCTAAATAGATTATAACATTTTTTCCTCTAAAAACCTTATCTTTTTTAATAAATTCTATAAATTAGAATGATAAAGAACTTATTCTCGGATATTGACAAAGAGTGAGCTAATGAGGTGGCCTAATTCAATGTTAGAGTCTGTTCCAAGTATTTTTTTCCTAAGATAGGGGCAATGTATGAGCAAAGAAACAAAATAAAAACCTTGTAATAACAAGGTTTTAAGTATGTATAGTAAGTTATGATAAAATGATATGGAGCCGGTGGGAGTTTAAAAAGTGTTATTATATCAATAGTTTTCAAGAATTATGACTCCTTTTGGGTCTCTTTTTTCTAAAAATCAATATATTGAGAGAACTTAGTTCCTATATCATCTTTAGCCGATTCAGTAATATGCACATATGTATTCATCGTTGTTTTTAAATCCTCGTGTCCTAGACGATATTGCACTTGTTTTAAAGTAAGACCAGATTCAAACAACAGACTAGCGTGAGTATGTCTAAATCCATGGATTCTAATAGGTTCAAGTCTTGACTTTGAATTACTTAATATTTGTAAAAGCCATCTTCTTGGTTGAGTTGGTGAAATCCATCTGCCTGCAGTTGATTCAAGAATATATTTAGTTTTAGGATATGTTTCATGAAGTTCATCTAAAATATTAATTGTCTCTGGATCTAGGCTGATTAATCTTTCACTTGATTTATTTTTTGTTGGTCCTACGTATTCTCCAGTAATATCTCTTGCAATGGCCTTATTTACATCTATAGTACCATTTCTATAATCTTTCCATGTCAATGCTAACATTTCCCCCTTGCGTAGTCCAGTAAACGCTAGGAGTCTAAAGGTAGCTATTATATCGATATTGTCAGTATCATAGACTAATTGCATAAATTCTTTTAATTCGTCTTTATTATAATAGTCTTTTTTCTTATTTATTGTTCTTTTGATTTTTGGAGTAGTAACAGGATCAGATGGATTAGAAGGGATGTATTGAAATTTAACGGCATAGTTTAAAATATTTCGAACAGTACCTACAATTTTTGAACTGTATTTAAGTTTAACAGCCCATTCATCTGCATACTTTTGAATAATCAAAGGTGTCAGGTCTTTAATTGGATAATTACCAAGAGAAGGCAAAATATGGTTTTCAATATTTCTTTTTGTTTTTAGATATGTGCTACTTTGAACAGTTTTTTCATAGTTATTTAGCCAAAGATTAGTAAGTTCATGGAATAACATGGTTGATTTACTTTCAGGGTTTTCTATTTCCTGCTGTAGATTCATTAACGCTTGTTTGGCTATTTTTTTTGATGTAAAACCACTTCGCTTTATATATTTCTTTTTTCCATCAATAACACCGATGTATATTCGAAAACGATAAGCAGTAGTACCGTTTTTCTTCTGATATGATTCTATTTGCATTGCTTATCATCTCCAAATTTGCTAAAATAGGTACAAGAAAACGAGCCATTTAATGCTTTTTTTCTTATACTAGATTCGCCTCACGCTCAGATCCTCCCAAATTGAGCGTGGGGCTTTTTTTATTTTTGAGTAAGAATAGTAATAATTGAAATGATTATCCCTATGATGCTTAATAATGACCCAACAAAGATTCCTACAAGCCATCTCTTATTCTCTTTTTGTTCTTTGTTCAAATCATCTTTAAAATTAAGCAGTAAATTTTCCATTCTTAAAGATTGTTTTTCAAATCCATCATCCATTTTCTGCATCAATAAATCAAATTTGCTATCAACTTTCGTTTCGATGTTTTCCAACTTCAAATCAATTTCATCTTTTGTGTAGTAGTTTTTTTCCATGTCATCACCCCCAGATGGCTTTTCTTTCATTATACCATTATTCTGTACGGGTGCAGAATTATTCTTTTTGAATAAAGGAGTAACATTAAGTTCTTTATAATCTATATTATTGCTAGTCGACATCATTTGTGCCTCCTAATTGTTTGAAATAAAAATAATTGATTTTTTCATCCAAAAGAACATCCTCATCGGGATTATTGAATAAGCTAGACTGAATATAACAATCTGAAGGATTTTTGACGTATAATTCTATATTGAAACTTGCAGAAACTTTACCGTAACCTTCTATTGTTTCGAAACTAAGGAATTCTTTTGGTACATTGACATTTGATTTGTATAACGGATATAAAATCGATTCACCTTCAACTGAGAATATTGCTATAACTTCAAAAACATAGTCTGTATCTGGTTTAATATTAAAAAAATCCACTTGACAATTTAGTGAAATCAAAGCTGGGTAGCTTTCGGTTCCGTTTGCTGTATTTAATATTTGCCCATTTTCTTGATTTTGAATTATTATTGTAGCTATTTTTTCTTTAAATTTATCATCTATTGATTCATCCATTATTATCTCCTAAATTAAATTTTTAAACTCATTTACTACCATCGCTTCATCGCAGATGGTGTTTAACCTATACGCTTTCATAAATCTATAAACATTAAAATCTTCTATGTCGTCAAGCTTTCCACAGACTACCCTTCTCTATAAATATCTACCACCTCACCAATGGTTCTGAAATCATCTCCTTCAGCTGGTGTGATGTCAGCATACTTTGGATTAAGTGACTGGAGGTAGTCGTTCTTTAATTTCTTGACATAGTTTTCACCGTTAACTTGGAAAATACCAATTTTGTTAATGTCAACTTGATCAGCCAGCTTAATAAATAAAAAGTCGCCATTTTTTATTTTTGGTTCCATTGAGTGACCGACAACAACCGCAACGGTGTCATAGTTTTTTTCATCTGGTATTTCATCAGCGTAGAAGTCAACCTCTGTGTCATAGTCATCCTCTTGCCAATATCCAGTACCAGCAGACACTTTACCGGGTACAGATAGACTTACACGTTTTCTGGAGCCGTATTCTGCCATCTTCTCTTGCAAGTTTATCACTTTGCCTTGTTCCTCAGATAAAAGTGTCTCAGATATAGCCAGCAACTTATTCTTTCGTACGTTGTTAAGTTTTGAATAGTTAGATAAGAGAATTGCTTGCCTTGGATCAAAGTTTGTAATGTGAGACAGTGCAGAGTCGCCACTGTCTTTTTCCCTAAAAGTCGTATCAATATCTGATTTCTTAACACCAAAATAGTCAGCTAGTTTTTGTATAACACCAAAAGAAGGAGCACTTCTTAGATTTATATAATCAGATAGCGTGCTGGGCTTGATCCCTATCTTCTCAGCAAGCTCTTTTTGAGTGATTTTTTTATTCTTTCTATAATAGGTAATGTTTTCAGCAATTATTTGCATTCTTTCTTTTTCAGCCATAATGACCTCCTGTGTCATCATTATACATAAAAAAATAACGTTTAACAATAAAAAAATACGAAAAAAACATATTTTTATATCTTTTGTGTTGACAATACGAAAAAAACGTATTATAATATAATCAAGCTTAAGGAATTAAGCAAAACGAAAGGAGGTACAGCTAATGGCTAAACACGAAAAAAAGCCTAAACGCAAAGAACTAGAGTTCGAAATCAAGATTCTTTGGTTTAAGCTTAGAATCAAAAACATTATTGAAAGGTAATTCAATAAAGGAAGCATAAGCTTCCTCCCCTTCGGGAGTGTGGTTATAGTTTAACATATTTAGTTGTACCTTCGCAAGAAAGGAAGCAGAAAGATGAAATGGAAGAAATTTCTTTTTGGTGATATTCATTATAAGAATGAATTAGCAGACGGAAACCAAGAAGTAGAATTCAAACTAAAAGGAGGATTAATTCCTAATTTGGTTTTGCTGGGTTTGATTATTGGATTAATTGTGTGGTTGGTGGTGAGATAAAATGCTTGTAATTGTTTTGTTTACAATTATGATTTTAGCAGTTTATTCTACTTACTAAGTAATCTGATAGAGGATGGTTGTTGGCCCCTTATGACGGAGTGCCATAGTCAATATAACATAGTAGCTATATTATTTTAAGAAAGAGGGTAAGTATATATGGGAAACATATTGCAACCACTATTTGCACTTGGTGGGTTTGGGTATTTAAATTATTGGATATTTAGTCGTATGAGAGATAGAGATATTGGAGGTGAAACAGACAAGAAGTTTATTATTGCTTTAATGTCATCTTTTGACTATCTTATTTATCTTATTTTAAGTAACTTTTGCAGCAACATGATTTGGTCTATCATAGGCGCTATTATCATTTCTCTGTTATTAACAATTTTATCACATCATTTTATTGATAAAGCCTATGGTTTAAGTAATTGGTTAAGAAAGAAAAATGGGCTTGATCAACAACTAGATATGTATTTATGGGATATGATGTCGGAAGAAGATAAGCCAAATCGTTTTGTGATAGATTATTCAGGAAATATTATTGCAAGTGGTGTTATTAAAGCTATAAGTGGTGAACATGAAGAAAAATCACTAATTATTTCCTCATTTGTAGGTTTTAATGATGAAAGACCTAAAACAGAAAAAGAACTACTGATTTATTTAGATAAAAATGATATTCAAAGCGATGTTTACCTAAATTTTGATAAGAAGATTAAAATTATTTATTTTTAGAAGGTTGTGGAAAACGGACTTTATCACTTGTTTGGGTGACTTTGCTTGTTTGGCTATTCTTCATTTGTGGTTCTTTAGTATTAAATTTTTTATCCATGATATAGCTCCCTTCTTCAAAGATATTGGCATGTCTTTATTATAACATAGGAGCAGGTGCTAGATGGGTGTTCTCCATGGTTCGATTCCATGGCTAGCTATAGCCGTAAGGCAAAATAAAAACTCCCAAAAGGAGTGGAAAGGAGGGAAGGCATGGAAAAAATTAAATACGGTGTACTAGGTTCTTCCAAGATATTTCACACAAGAAAATCTGCTCTCACTCATGCAAATCTTTTAGGATATCCTCGTAGTGCGGTTTTTTTGATAATTCCACAGGGAATGACGCAGAAAATGATTGATAAGGTGAATTAACATATCCTGCTTTATTAGCTTTAAATAGTTTTTTCTTTTTAGCTACTTTAAAAGCAACAAAGAGTCTATCTGTGATTTCAGATGTTTGTATGATTAAATCCATCCTTGTCATACTGTGGGCTTTTAATACTCCACAATCTGCCTCTGGAACCTCGATAAGGATTGTATTGCCATCAGGCTGTACTGCGGCTATAGCCCCTCTACCTGTTAAATCGTTAATTATATTATTTTGCTTTTGGTAATAATGCTGATATTTTCTGTTTTTATCAAAAACAATCAAGTCGAAGTAGCTTACATCAACATTAGAAGGATTGATGATTTTAATGTTAGCTCTTAATGTACCATTTGGATTATATATGCTTTCACCGTTGTCTAAAATAACGCTCAAAATCCAATCTGAAACAGGAGCAGCAATTAACTCGACTTGTAAGTTATTTCTTCGGTAGTTTGAATAAGATAGAAACAGAGCTATTAAAGCTATCCAATTTTTTATTAGATATTCACTTGTAAACTTAAAAACACACAATAAAAAATTAAAAAAATTCATTTCAACCTCACAATTTTTATTTAAATTATACCACAGAAATTTTTAAAGCTATGTTGTTTTAGATAATTCAAATTTAGAAAGGAGGTGGGTAATTATGAAAGAAATTTTGTTAAGCATAGCAAAAAGCCTTGAATCCATTGCGACTGAATTCAAAGCTCAAAATTCTTACAGAGAAGAAATGAAACAAAATATGGAACAAATGGAAAAAATAATATTAGATATTAAATCAGAGGTAGAACATGAAGGAATTAACTAAGGCTCTCAATAAAAATAGCGCAGAAAGAACAAAACTTTTAACCAAAATTAGTCAAGCTGTTTTTAATGAAGTTTTACAGAAATCGAAAACAATCAAAGATCTGCATGAAAATGCTTTAAAAGAATTTTGGGAATTTGATAAAACTAATCTCCCTAAAGAGGAACGAGACGAGATAGTTTTTTTAACTAAAGCACTTGTTAATGATTACATTGAAAAATTAAAACTGCCTGTAAAAACAGACAGTTGATGAACTAACCATTTAAAAGGAGCAAAGTGGCTTTATTGCACTCTTCGTAAGTTCTAAACGTGCTATCAAGCCAAGAGGTATTTCTATCATTTTCTAGATAGGTCTCTTTTGCTTCATTGTAAAAAGCGATAAAAGCTTGCAAAGTATCAAACAATTCATTGCGCTGTAGTTCAGGTTTGATTGCAAAGAATACTTTAATATTAGAGTAACTGGAATATAACTCGAATATATCTATTTGAGAAATCGCTTCTGATTTATTGGTACTTTTCATTAATTTATTATGAATAAGCTTGCTTTTATTGAACAATTCATCAAATAATTTTTTTAATTCAATTATTTGGTTATCCATATAATCACCTCCTTTCTGCTTACATTATAGCAGATTAGAGGTGTCGAAAACAGAAAGAAAGGAGGTGGGAGAATGCAATGGACACTAGAAGCTATGCGAATTTCCGCAGGTTTAACACAAAAAGAGCTTGCGGAGGAATTCGGTGTTTCAGACCAGACTATCGCAAAATTAGAGAAAGATAGTTCAGATATTGGTTATAAAATGTTAAAACAATATATGAACAAATTCCATATCAAGTTTGATGATATTTTTTTAGGGAAAAAATACGAAAATTTCGTAAAACTAACACAACACTAGAAAGGAGACGACATGCAGGAAATAACATTATCAAATAACCTAGCTCAGATAGAACTTGAAATCAGTCATCATAAGCAGATTGCAGGACAGTCCATTTGGGAGATTGGTCGTAGGTTGAACCATGTTAAAGAGCATGACTTAGCTCATGGTGAGTTTATTCAATGGCTTAAAAAAATAAACATTGAAAGAACAGAAGCGCACAGAATGATGAAAGTTGCTGAACAGTTGCCAGATGTTGCGACGTTGCAACATTTAGGAACAACTGCTCTACATCTCATTGCCACCCTTCCAGATGACCAAAAGCGAGAACAGCTTGAACGGATTGAGAACGGTGATAATCCAACTGTCAGAGAGTTGCAAGAACTCAAACGTGAAAACAACCGCTTAAAAGCAGAAAATGCTCGCTTAGAGCAACAAAAAGAGAATTTAGCCGAGCAAGCACTAAAACAGGAAGTGATTGAAAAAGAAGTTATCGTTGAGAAAGTTCCAGATGATTATAACTATTTCAAATCCAACTACGAGGCTTCTAAAGGAGTTCAAGAGTTCTATAAAAAACAAAATGAAGAGCTTAGAGAAGAAATGAAAGAACTTGAAAAAATAATCAAGGCACAACGTAATAATTCAGCTTCTCAGTCAGAACTTCAAAAATTGGAAGATAAAAAAGCAATCTTAACTAGTGAAATTGAATCACTTGATAAAATTGCAAATTTCCAAGAAGCAGTAGAAACATTTATTTCAGATAACGCTTCATTATCATACACAAAAGATTTTGAAAACTTATATACAAACAGGGAAATTACATTATCTCTACTAGACACTTTCAATCGTCTAGAGAAATGGATTGAAAATACTAAAACACTTTTGCCAGACTGCAACATAATCGAAGGAGAATAACATGAGAACTTACAGCCATTTATCACAACAACAAAACATTTTTAATAACGGTACTGAAATTAACACTGTCTACAAAACTACTAATTATGACATGTTTAATTTTAGTAAGTTCAACCGTAATGTATTTCTAACTCCTGAAATGTTAAAACAAGCAGAACTTGGTTTTGTTTCACCGATTATTGTTAATGAGAACTTGACAGTTATTGATGGACAACACCGATTGACAGCGTGCCAACAGTTAGGAATACCAGTCGAATATATTATCAAAAAAGGACTTGGAGAAGATGATATTGTCCGCATGAATACAGTCCAAAAACCTTGGAAATTAATTAATTATATTGAAGCTTATGCAAACGAAGGACGAATTGAATATGTTAAGTTGCTGGAACTTATTAATACAAAAGACTACTACCAAAGCGTTGCTATCATTTCTCAAGTTGCTGTAAATTCAATTAGCCCAAGAGGTATGGTTGCACCAATACAAAACGGCGATTTCAAATTTTACAATTACGAAAAGACAGTAGAGTTTCTTGCTTTCTTACAATTGTTTAAAGAAAAAACAAGAATTCCATACCGCTCAAATATGTCAAGAGCGCTATATCAATTATTTCAATATAAAAAAATCAATATGGGTTTATTAATCACACGAGTTATTAGAACTGGTTTGAATGAAGAATTGATTGTCAAGTCACCTAATTATTCAGAATGTATGAAAGAACTATTAACAGCTTATAATTTCCGTATTTCAAATTCATCACCTAATTACGTTGAATTCTTTATTAGTAGCGCAGGTAGTGTCTCTGTACAAAGCGAAAAATACGACTGGGCTTTAGACGACTACGAAAAAGAATAACAAAAAAAGAGGACATAAGTCCTCTGCCATTTATCTATAACTATTATACCACAACAGGAGGAACCATGGAACTAACAATCACACAATGCTTAACACTGTTACCATTCATTTTATTTCTACTTTACTTGATTCTTACAACTGACTCTAGCTTCGAGATTGATATTGAGGAGCCAGTGGAAGAAGTGGGATTGAACCCATACTACGGAGCGATAATTCAAAACCAAGGGAAACATTATTATTAAATACAAAAAAGCCACTGCGGGAACAGTGACTAACAAAAATAGCTTACTTAAATTGTAACATAAAAAGAAAGGATTTACTAATGGCACTGGAAATTTTTGGTCAAGATTTTAAACGAGAACTCCTTGAGGAACTGGTTGCTCTGAATACAGAAGCGTTAAAAATCGCACAAACTAAAAATAGCAAGTCAATTGAGTGGATTACTATGAAGCAGCTAGAAAAAGAAACAGGATGGGGAAGGACAAAGCTTACTGAGTGGAGAGACCAAGGTAAATTTAACTTTAAAAGGTCATCAGAAAACGGAAAAGTGCTTTATGATCTAGCAGATGTTAATAGGTTTTTACGAACAAGTGGATATTAAAAAGGGGCATAACGATGAAAAAATTATTTAATCTAATTTTTGCAAAAGAAGAACCAAAACCAAAAAGGACTATTGAAACCCACAGCTGGGAAGTTGGTGCAAAGAAACATGATGATTTTCATAATTATATGAAAGGGTTGAAACATGGATAAATGGAATCCAATTTTAATTAGGAACTAGGAGGTATAGATGGCACAAAGAAGAATGTTTAGTAAAAAAATCACTGACACAGATAGGTTTTTAGATATGCCATTGTCATCTCAAGCTCTCTACTTTCATTTGAATATGGGAGCAGATGATGAGGGTTTCATAGATAAAGCTAAAACGATTCAGAGGACTATTGGCGCAAGTGATGATGATATGAAGTTACTTATCGCAAAAGGATTCATCATTCCTTTTGATAGTGGTGTGGTTGTTATCAGGCATTGGCGCATACATAACTATATTCGTTCAGACCGCTTCCAGTCAACAATTCATCAAGACGAGAAGAAGCAAATTGATTTTGATGCTACAAAAACCGCAAATATCAAGCCTTCGAAAAATGTCATACCAAATGGATACCAAATGGATACACAGGTTAGGTTAGATAAGGATAGATTAGATAAGGATAGATTAGACAAGGACAGAGAAGAGACAATTTTCCACTTTGTAGAAAATGAGTTTGGTCGGTTGTTGTCTCCTATGGAAATTGAAACTATTGGCATAATGATTAAAGAAAATAACCCTGACTTAGTTAAGGAAGCTATCAAAAGAACTAAGCTTCAAGGAAAAACTAATCTTAACTACGCTAGCGGTATTTTACGTAATTGGAGAGACGATAACATTACAACAATTGAGCAAGTAGAAGCCAAAGAGAAATCTAGAAAATCTAAGCAAGAAGAGGTAAGTGAATATGACACTTGGTGATAATGACGCACTTGCTAAAATCGCTTTGTCCTATCAAATAAACACAAAAGAAGAAGACACATTCTGCGAAAAACATAATTGTAGATACATCACAATCATTAAAACAGGTTCGACAGTTTGCCCTAAGTGTCACAAAGAGGAGTTGGAAAATCAAAATGAGTTGCACGTCCAAAAGCAATATGAGAAGGAACGTGAAAACAAAAGATTATATTATCTCAAAAAGTTATCAATCATGGACAGCGAATTAGAGAATGCCTCGTTTGATAATTTCAGGGCAGAAACGGCTAAACATAAAGAGGTGCTTTCTTGGGCTAAGGCGATGGCTAATGATTGGTTTAGCGGTGGCAAGGGGAATATCATCATGACTGGAAAAGCTGGACGAGGCAAAAGTCATCTAGCTTACAGCATTATCAGGGGGTTGTCCGACAAGACTAAGAAGCTAGGACTACTTGTAAATGTTACTGACTTACTGTCTGAAATAAAGCGAGACTTCAGCAAAGAAGCATTTTGGATGGATAAGCTAAAAGATGTTGATTATCTAGTTTTGGACGATTTAGGTGCTGAAAAGGTTAGCGATTGGTCGACAAGTATTATATATAGCTTACTTAACAAGCGTACAAATACAATCATTACGACAAATCTCACACCAGCAGAGATTAGACGGATTTATGGAGAAAGAATTGCATCACGTATACGAAAAGGTTGTGATAAAAGTCATATCATGGAGTTTGAAGGAATGGAAGACGAAAGAATGAAATTATGGAACTAACATTAACAACGTTTTTCGGCTTGTCAGAAGAACACGCAGCCAAAATCATGGCTCTAGATGAACCTAGTCGAAATAAAAAAATTGAAGAATACAGGCAGTTAAGATTGCACAGAGGGAGGATTGACTTTGGAAAATAGACCA